ATCTGGCCCAGCTTGGGGCGAGCTTCGGTTGCAACCCAATCAAAAGCGATCAAGGGGAGCGCAACGCAACGCTGGGAAGCCTGACCGCAGAGCTTCAGATCACGGAGGCCATTTGATAGCTCGAGAATTTGGCGGGTCGGAAATACCGGAAAACCATGTTGCACAGGATGCAAAAATCAATCGAGGAATTTACAGGAGGTTAGAGAATAAGTGGAAGAAAGCGTTGTGCCGCGGAAACAAGGTAGAAGTTAGAATTATTCCAAAGTATAAAGGTAGCTCGCGACGGCCTGACTATCTTGAAGTTAAATATAAAATAAATGGGAAGCGGTTCCGAAAGATTGTTCCGAATAACCGGAAAGGTAAGTAGCATGACCGAGCATCAAGAAAGAATAGGCAATATCCTGGCCGAGCTTGGTCAGCATATATTCGAGATCATTGGTCAACACCCTGACGGTTCATTCCTTTACGCGGAAGTCGACGATGAAGGCTATGAAGTCGCCATCTTTCACGAAGAGAGTGAAAGAGTAGTCTACTACGACGCCGACGACGAGCTCTTCGAAGAAATCATCAATCTCTGGGACACGGCCCTCGATCATGAAAAATGGTCGGTCCTTGAATATGATGTGCGCGATGGACAGTTCAATTCGTCGTTCACTTATGCCGATCAGTTGGATCCGGAAGAAGACAGCCACGAACGTCGCGACCGTCTTGTCCGTGCTCGATACGGCGATAAGCCGGTGATTTATCCACCTTTGGGACCCGACGCGGTCGAGTTAACGCTCGAAGACCTTGCACATCTTGACGACGACGAGAACTAAGCTCGTGCCGCCGATGCGCCGATAAGGACCACCAAATGACAATCGAAGACAAACAGCTCGGCGAGCTTCTCGCCCGGGCTTCGGAGGCGGGTGCCCAGCGGGCGCTGGCGCATCTGGGCCTCGCCGATGAGAGCGCGGCCAAGGATATGGCGGACTTGCGCGAACTGCTCTCTGCCTGGCGCGACGCCAAAAGGTCGGCGCGCAAGGCGGTGGTCGAATGGCTGGTGCGCGGCGCCCTCGCGGTGTTGGTGATTGGCCTTGCGGTCAAACTGGGGCTGGGTGGGCTGGTGATCAAATGACGCGTTTTGCAGGCTATGCCGCCATTTTCGACCACCCCGACCGGGGCGGGGATATAGTCCGAAAGGGCGCCTTTGCCCGCGCGGCGAAGGCCGGGTTGCCGCTGTTGTGGCAGCATGACCAGGGCCGCCGCATCGGCTTTGTCGAGCGCGTTGAGGAGGATGCGCGTGGGTTGCGCGTTTTCGCGCAAATGGACCCATCCGCGCCGCCGGTGGCGAGCGGGGCAGGGCTTTCCTTTGGCTATCGCGTGCGCGGAAGCGCGCGAGGAACATATCGTGAACTTACTGACCTCGACCTCATCGAGGTCAGCGTCGTCAACCATCCCATGCAACCGCTGGCGCGGGTGCTGGCTGTCCATCCAGAAAAGGAGTGAATATGGACTATGAAGTGAAAGCCGACCCGTTGGAGGCGGCATTTGAGGCGGCGGTGATCCCCGCTGCTGTGGTGCGCCCGCAACTCGCGGCGGGCAATGTTGCTGATCCGGCGCGTTCGGCCTTTGTCGAAGGCTATTTGCGCAAGGGCCGCGAGGTTGAGCTGAAAAGCTTTGCCGGCAATGTCCCAGCAGATGGCGGATATGCGGTGCCCAAGGAAATCGACGCGGTGATCGATGCGACGCTGAAGTCGATCTCCCCCATCCGTGCAGTAGCCAATGTCGTGCAGGTGGGCAGCGCCGGCTATCGCAAGCTGGTGACGACCAACGGCGTCGCCTCCGGCTGGGCATCCGAAGTTGCCGCGCGCCCGACCACCGCAACGCCGACCTTCAACGAAATTGTTCCCAGCTTTGGCGAGCTATATGCCAATCCGGCGGCGACGCAGGCGATGCTCGATGATGCGCAGTTTGATGTCGAGGCCTGGCTGGCGGATGAAATCGCGAGCCAGTTTGCCAAGGCCGAAGGAACCGCATTTGTTAACGGTGACGGGGTTGACAAACCAAAAGGGTTCTTGACCTACACTGCGGTCGCGACCGGTGATGCCACCCGCGGCTTTGGCCAGCTGCAATATGTGCCGGTGGGGGCGGCGTCGGACTTCCCGGCGACCAACCCGCAAGACAAGCTGCTCGACCTCGTCCACGCGCTGCGTGC